AAACTCTTAGAGGAGCAATCTACTTTAATGAAGAAGAGGTAGTTAATATCATGGAGGCAGTTCTTAACAAACAGGTTGAAAACACTCCTAACTATATTAAATTTATGCCAGCTGCTTACAAAAATGTATTTGAAAGTATGACTGAAGGAGAAAGAAATTGGGTTGCTGCTCAAGCAAACACACTAGTTCTTAATTCAGCATATCAAGTTAAATCTTTCTGGGATTCTCGTGACTTCAGAGGAATTAATGAAAGAATTGCAACAGAGACTATTATAAATAATAACACTATTAACGAAAGCCAAGGTAAAGAAGGTTATGTGTCGTTAAATCAAGTACACGAAAGCTTAAGAGGCTATTCAAATACTTACATAGACATGCTTAAAAGAAAAGCACAAAACTAAAAAAACATTTTTAAAAAATGGCAACTAAAATTTTCAAAAAATTGAACGACGCTTCAATTAACGAAACTTGGACTCCAGTTTTAGAAGGTTACGGTGCAGACGTAAAAGCTCGCCCTTGGTTAGTAGACTACGCTCACAACCACGCAATTTTCGATAACGCAGGTTCAATCAATGAATCAGCGGTAGCTCCAGGATTGTTCTTACAACAACCAGGTTCTATCTCTTCAATCGGTGCAATCTCTGCTCCAACTAGCTCAATGACTCCATTCTCATCTGCTGGTGTAAAAAACGGTTACGGTGCTTCTGCATCAGGTTCTGGTGATAAATTCCCAAGCCTTTTACCGGTAGCTATCCAAGTAGCTGCTAAAACTATCGGTTTCGACCTAGTTGGTGTAGTTCCTATGGATTCTCCAGTAGGTTTCTTACCTTATTTGGATTACGTATACCAAGGTGGTAACACTGATAAAGCATACGAGCCATTCATGGTTAAAGTTCCTTCAATCAGCGCATCTATCGCAGTTGGTAAATTCATCGACGGTACTAACGCAGATTGGAAATTCCAATTGGTTGGAAAATCACGTGTTGATGGTCAACCAATCCTTAAAGTAGTAACTGGTACTGATGGTGCTACTACTGTTGCTGACTTCCTTGCATCAATTAGTGCTACAGCAATCGGTTCTGGAACTGGTGCTACAGGCGATCCTTACGATGGTTTAGGTACAACTGCATTCGCAGCTAACACAGTTACTTTGGTATCTGCTTTAGAAAACCACATCTCTGGATTTACTTCAGTAAGTGATGATGATTATGCAACAACTGCATTTGATGGTCCTTTCTTAGGCGACACAGGTTCTCAATTACCATTCGAAGGAATGAAGAGAGAAGTTGCTGAGGTTTCTAAATTCCGTCAAATGGGTCTTCGTATGTTTACGAAATTCATTGAGGCTAAAGGTGACCAAGTTGCTATCTCTGCAACTGTTGAGCAAATCCAAGATCTTAACCGAGTTTGGAATTTCGACGTAATCTCTATGTTAGAGAACGTAGCAGTTAACGAGCTTGCTCAATCAATCAACAAAAAATTAGTTGACCGTGTATTCAAATTAGGTTCTGTTCACAACACTGCTATCGCAGCAGTTGAAGGTGCAGGAATCACTACTTTGGACTTAACTGTAGGTTCAACTGGTTTCGAGAACATCTCAACTTTACAACGTCGTGTTGTAACTAAAATCCTTGAAATGGCTAACTTGATTTATCATAGAGGTCGTTTCGGTGCAGGTACTTACATCGTTACTAACGGTCGTGTTGCTTCTGCTTTAGCAGACGTAGCTGGTTACTCGTTCGCTCCTTTCAATAACGATCTTCCATCTGCTGCTGGTCAATTGTACCCTGCAGGTAAAGTTCACGGTTTAACTGTGTACGTAGATCCTAACTTGAAATTCAGCGACGATCGTATCCATATCGGTCGTAAAGGCGCTGATGAAGAGCCAGGTGTTAAATTCCTTCCATATATCATGGCAGAGTCTCTTCAAACAATCGCAGAGGGAACTTTCTCTCCGAAAATTGGTATGAAGTCTCGTTATGCTATTACAGAAGCTGGATGGCACCCAGAAACTCAATACATTACCTTGAACGTAACAGGTCTAGGTGTATTGACTGGTTCTACTCGTCCTTCTGCATCTTACTAATCGTAAGCAAACGGAAATACATAAGCAAAAGGCTCCTCAAAAGGGAGCCTTTTCTTTTTTTATAGGAGAATCGCTAATAAATAACTATCTAAAAACAATAAACAAAATAATAAAGCACAATGAGCAACACCGTTTTAAATTACGCACAATTTCTTTTAGAGAAAAAAGCGATCAACCAGGAAATGGCAGATCTTCCTAAGGGTAAAGGTTCTAAATCTAACAAGTCAGTTAATGCTGAGATGAAAGAACTTCCTAAAGGTAAAGGTTCTAACTCAAATAAAACTGTTAAACCTGAAATGGCAAGTCTTCCTAAAGGTAAAGGTACAACTAGTACAAAAACAGTTGATACTAAAACTTCTAAATTGCCTACTAGCAAAGGTACGGCTTCTAATAAAGTAGTAGATTCTAAAATGGCGAAGATCGTTATTAAAGGAAATGCTATTAATAAGAAAGTTGAGCCTAGCATGGCTAAAATGCCTAAGTAATTAAAAAATCAATCTCGACCATGTCAGATAAAAATAAAAACAGACTAACTCCATTTAAACAGTTCGTAATTCAAGAGAATTCTATAAAGGATTTAGTTGGAAAATCAGACGACGAGGAATTGGATTTAGATGATGCACGTAGCATCGGAAAGAAAATTTCACGTATGAAGGGCGAAGATCGTAAGAAATTCGTAGGGATTGTCAATTTCATGGGAGCTTCATGCCGAATCTATAATGAGATTTGGGCAAATTACAAGCCAGTTGATCCAACTAAGAAAAAATCCAACCGCGGAAAAGAATTCCAAGGCGAAAAAGAAATAGGATAATAATTGAGCGCACAAGGAGTTATATCAGAATCACTAATTAGCTTTAACATAACTTGGAGTAATCCAGGGAAAGGTCAACAGTCTAAGTGGGATCAAACAAAGCAAGGAATCGAAATTCACGAGACTGACGTGTATCCTGATTTACAATATACGTCTGCCTATGCAGCTCCATTGTATGTTAAGTACACATCAGGGGCTCTACTCAATGATCTAATATCTGAAATCAATAAGATAATTGATGCACGAATTGCAAGTGAATCTAGTAAAAAGAATGAGGCTACTGAAGCTTTACCTCCTGGGCCAAATGCACCCAAACAGTTAGGGTCTGGAGAAGAGGAGGAAGAGGATGAAGAAACTCAAAAAGCTTTACCTCCTGGGCCAGACGCTCCTAAACAATTAGCAGGATACTCGCCTGGTGGTGACCTGGTTAAGGTAGAAGAACCTGGATTACCTGCGATTATTGATACTAAGCCTGAGGAAATTGATGTACCAGATGTGACGCCTGACGAAACTGCTGCAGTTAGCGACTATGCATACACAGTAGTAGTTAAAGGAGATCGTCTTAGATTTTTAGAAGGTCAGCAAGAAAGAGGAGCTTACTCTGCAGGGGTTAAGTTTCTATATCAAGTATCAAATAATCTATCAAAAGTAGTATCGGGAGAAACGATTGATAATAAAACTAAAATTTATGCAGAAATTTCAATGTCAGGTCTATTAGGCAGAACATTTAGAATGGAATTTCCAGAGTTTGACGAAAAGGAATTTAAGTTTGGTGGAAATTTGTTAGCTCAAATATTACCATCGATCGAATTAAGCTTTACGCCTGATCAAAATTCAGTATATTCAAAAGAGAAACCTGAATTAGATATAGCAGACGTTATTAAAGCAACAAATATTACACTGGGAAGTAAAACTACTTCTGAAATTAAGGCTTTACAAAAGCAAATACAAAAAGAAATTGAAGCAAGGGAACCTTCTCAATCAGAAGGATCATCCGATAAACAAGTTGCTTCGGACAAGAATAAATAACTAAAAAATAAGAGACAAGATGGCAGGTCTACCACATTTTAAAAACTCAACAGCCGGTCCTGGAAAGTACGAGCCGTTGTACCTTAATCAATTTGAGGTAATTATTACTCCTCCACCAGCAGTTGCTGGTAAAATAGGTTTCGGTAACAACTTAATGCTTGAACACGTTCTTAAGGTAACTAGTTTACCAGAGCTTGCAGGTTCAGGTTCAGCAGTAATTACGCAGAACTATAAATTCGCTCAAAGAACTTATGCTCCAGCTAAACCAGCTCAGACGTATCATCAGTTTAATATTGATTTTGAGGTTAACTTAAACAATAATAATGATATGTACATCTACAATGCACTAAGAGCATGGGCAGATTTAATTTACGATCCATTAACTGGTCGTCAAGGTTTAAAAGTTGACTACGCGGATGCCAGCATTCAAGTAACGCAATTTAATAGAGCTGGTGTAATTTACAGAGACTTTATGTTCTCACCAGTATTCATTGGACCAAATAAATTAACTGAAACTGCACTAGATTACGCAGGAGACGGTATTTATAAACTAACCGCACAATTCACAGCGGATATGTACACTGAATCTAGAATCGGACAATAAAAAAATCATCGCTAACTGACTATGGACATGTTTAACGTAAAACGCAGAGATAATCCTTCTATGGATCGATACAGTGACTTGAAGAAGCCTGCATTCGGAGGTCCCAAAGAGAAGGAAGACTTTGATAAATCAAAAAGAAAATCACTTGATGGATACCAACGAGTAGTCGACAGAAATGCCGATTTTGAAGGTGGAAAATTCAATCATAATTATGACACGACGTGGAAAGCAGTAACTCGTGACTTAATCTCAAGAACTGCTAAGAAAAAACCATTTGACCCTATGTACGCAAAACCAACAATCGCAACAGTTGACGCTGTTGAAGAAGGAAAAATTAAACGTTTCGAACAATTCGTAAACGAAAATGAAGGCTATAACATGTTCGCAGAAGCTGAAGAGGAAGCTCCAGAAATGGAAGAGACTCCAGAAGAAGGAGCAGAAGTAGAAGAAATTGAAGTAGACGAAGAGCAATTAGAAAATCTAATGGCTGATTTCGGAGAAGATCTTGAAGCTATGATCGAAGATATCGCTGAAAAGATGGAAATTGAAAAAGAAGAAGTTTGCAATCTACTTTGTGCAGCTGTTAAAAAACTTTGTTTAGAAGAAGAATCTGAAGAAGGTGAAGAAGACGAGAACGAAGAAGAAGAGAACGAAGAAGAAGACGAAATGATGTAATTCTTTAGAAACTTAATAAAAAAGAAAAGGGACTTTATAGTCCCTTTTTTATTGTTTCAACTCCAGTTAATTCTCCAATTTCAAGATCCCCATCTATTAATTGAGGGATAAACTCTACTGACTGATACGCAGTATTTAGGAATTTTATAGCATTATTTACGCTACTTGCACTAAGTCCAGAATTAACGTAAATGATTCTATTGTATTTACGGTTTCTAACGTTAATTGCTTTATCGATTAATTTCTTAATCTCATAATTAATTAGGAACGATTGGATCTTATTTGGCACAAGAATTTCCTGTTCAAATTTCTCCTTGATTATTTTATTTACGTTTAGTAAATAATCGCATTTCTGCTTCTTACTAAAGGTTTGAATAAATTGTTTTTGGTCTTTTACGAAAACGATTTCAAGTCTTCTGTCATCTGTATCAATCATATTGAATCTAGGCTGATTTTTTTAACGTCTACCCCGGCTCTTCTTAAAAAATCAAGTCCAGCAATATCTCGATATTCCTCTAGATAAACAACTTTTTTTATTCCAGCTTGAAGTATTAATTTACTGCAATCTGTACATGGGGAGTAAGTTATGTATAAGGTCGATCCATCGCAACTTTGAGTAGATTTAGCAACTTTAGCTAAAGCATTAGACTCTGCGTGTAGAACGTACCATTTTGTTTTGTATTCTCTAAATGAACCGTCTTCGTTCATTACGGCCTCTTCGCATTCATTTTCAAATCCAGAAGGAGTACCATTGAATCCATCTGCAATAATCGTGTTATTCTTAACAATTAATGCTCCAACTTTTTTACGAGTTGCATGAGATAATTCTGCCCAAACTTGGGCCATTTTGATGTAGGCGACATCAACCTTATGTTGCCTCTGTACGGATAGTGAGTTAGTAGTTGACATTTCCTTGAGATTTTTCAAATATCCATTTCAAAAGGTCTTCGCCATTTTGAAAAATTAGGACATCGTCTGTATGTTTATTAATAGAATCAAATAGTATTTCAAAATCTTTACTAGGAGTTCCGTCTATTTCGATTAAATCAGATACGATAGCTGGTAAAGTTACTGGTGAAAATTCATTTTGTAACATGTAGCCAGCTAGATCGTAGTGTCTATCGTAAACATGATATGAATTAGCGACATGAGTATACGATCCTAATTCCAATTCTGGATAGAATTGCTTAAGATGAGAATGGATTTGCATTTGTAGAGAACAGAAGAAAGCAACATCAGTTGGTGTACCCCATACTGCATCGTTACTTCTCATGAAAACACTCATGTAAAGTTTATTATTTCGAATATGAAGATTTGCGTACATAGTACAAACAAAATCTTTATTTGAAAAATGCTGGTGAACTGGTTTATTGAAGTGCAGAACTGCTTGGCGAGTGTTCGAATCGTTCATTAGGCTTTGAATTGCCCATTGATACTGAGTCAAATCATGAGAGTTTGTCTCTTTAAAGATTAGATTACCGTAAGCAGAGTTTGCGGTGCCGTCTGTGTTCTGAATTGTTTCCCAGAATTTAGCCCATTTTGAAATAAACGCTACATCATTACGACCCATGTAATACCATAGGAATTCAGCTGCAATGTATTTCATTTGCGAACTTCTAGCCTGATTTAGGTATAGGCATTGAGTTGGATCTTCGACTTCGAGTGCAACATCTAGTAATTCTTTACTGGTAGTTCCTCTAGCGTTATTCACAAGACCGTTAGCCATTAAATACTTAATGGAGTCTTCATAGCATGAAGCGAAAGTCTTTCCTTTAAATGTAATCATATTAATTGTGTTAAACTAGTAACTATAATACTCAAAAAAAGGAAAAAGGTTAACTATACAATAGCTAAATCTGAAAAATGGTCAGTATTTTCAACCTGGATCTTAGTATCGAAGTATTCTTCAGGTAATGGATCATGCGAGATAACAAACACGGTCATATTATACTTCTTTGAGAAAGTTTTTAAGAGGTCAACTACTCTAAAAATAGAGTCTACGTCAAGAGAAGAAAATACTTCGTCTAAGAATAACACGTTTACTTTATTATGTTTAAGTTTAATAAGTTCAAGTATACAAAGCAGAACGATTAAGTTCATTTTCTTTTGTTCTCCAGCAGATAATGAGTCTGGTGAAACTTGCATTCCTAAATGAGTAATGATCGGATTGAACTCTAGGTCAAACTCGAACGAAAACTTAAATTCTAATACTTTAGCGGTTTTTAGGATCTTCTTATTTAATAGTGGAATAATTTGACTCATTAGCATACGTTTCATTCCGTTATCCGATAAGATCATTTCCATTTCTTGCGAAACTTTTAACTTTTCTTGCTCAACTTTTAAGGTCTTACTAGAATCATCAATTTCAGACTGTATGTTTTTAATTACTTCAGCTAAATGATGATCAGTTGTTTTAACTGTTTGCGTTTTTAATCCAGAGAGTTCTCTCTTAAGAGATGTAATATTTGCATCGATTGAATAGTAATCGGCCTTTGCTGTATTTTGAGACTCCTCAATCTTTTTAAGACCTGTCGCCTGACTTGCAAGCGATTCAGTAATCGATGGAATTAGGGACTCTTGTTGAATCTTCTTTGCCTGTAACTTATCTTTAATTTGGCTGTGTAATTCGTCAGTTAAGTCAGATAAACAGTGAGGGCATTTATTTTTTGCATAGATATCTAGCTTCTTTTGGATTTCTGAGATATTTAAACGAGTAGAAGACTGGCTATCTTGACTAGTTCGGATTGAGGTTCGGATTTCCTCTATTTTAGTATTAAAAGAAGCTGCTTCAGTTCTCTTAGCCTGTTTGTCTATTTCTAATTGAGATATTTGAGCAGTAATTTCAGAAATTCGAGTCTCATTTGAAGTTTCAATTTCAACTTTTAGATTTTCAAGCTGAAGAAGAGACGACTCAAGAAGTCTCTGATTACTTGAAATAGCCGTTTCATGGGCAGAAACATCCCCTTTAATTTTCTTGGATTCTTCTTTCACGATTTTAGACATGTCATTAACTATATCTAGTCCAAAGATCTTATCGATAATTTGACGTTTATCTGCTGGACTTAATTTAACGAAGCTCTTAAAATCATTTACTGATAGACTGATTGTATTTGAGAATACGTTAAATGGGATTCTGGCTAATTCATCTTCTATGAACTCATCAACTCTGCGTTTATCCGGTAAGTTATATTCAGCGCCGTCTACTGATACTTTTGAAAAGTTTGGTTCAAGCCCACGTTCAATATCAATTAATTTACCACCATCGGTTAAGAATTTAATTTGAGTATAGGCATTCTTGTTAATACGATTAGGAATCTCCTTGGTTTTTCGGATTGCCGATTTTCCATAGATAGAAACAGTTAAGGCATCAGAAATTGAAGATTTACCTGAGCCGTTTTTACCTTGAACTAGAACAAGTCGAGGCTCGTCAGTAAATTTAAACGTCTGTAATTTATTTCCGTATGAACAAATGTTTCGGAATGAGAATTCTTGTATCTTCATTAGTTTGAAAAGTATGTAAGTTCTTGGTTGGGCATAATGTCTTGTACTGCATAGAATTTATACAGTTTTGAGGTAGAGTCATAGGACCAGTTTATATTGGGAGAATCTGAGCGTCTATAAACTGAGCCGTATCCTAATAGGATTGCATGCGAATTAATATTCATCATTTTATCTGGATTAACAACATCTAATAAAATTGCTTTGAATTGAGCTTGAGAAATTAAGCCTTGATCAAGCCTTTCCTGTAGGTCAAGCTCAGCAAGTCGGCTCGCAATCTCTCTCTCCTTTTCGATTCCATCAGGGTTAGGGAATAGTTTATTGGTTAAGAATTGATCATTTTTACTTAAAAGAATTTGGGTCCTTTGTGTAACCGGCAACCAGGCACAAACTTCAATAACTGAGTCTCTAAAAATCTGACGATTAGTAAAAACGCAAAACTCAGATCCTATTTTTTGGATTGATATTGATTCTAAAATATTTGGTCTATTCATCGCCTCTTTCTTGTTTTACCAGTCCATGTACTTCTATAAACTTTCGAGCTAAGTCCGTCTTAAAGGTCTGTGAGTAGTCTCTAGATTTAATGAAACTTTTAAAAATATCAATAACATTAAACTGATCTTCTGGATTAAAGTCTACTGACGTCTTATCGTCAGCGATATCGTCAACATACGTAAAAAATTCAACCTTTCTATGTTTTGATTTTGAAATTAATTCAAGAAATCTTGTTACTGGAAATTTGTTTACGAAATTAACGCTAATCATCACATCAACGAATGAATTTTGAAAATGAGAAATAACTTGATCTGCTGGCATTTCCAATAATTCATAAATATCAAACTTTTTATAGGTAGGAGATTGAGTATTAAGAACGAATGTTTCAATTAGATTAGAGCCGCTTAGGTCTAATTGATAAAAACCTTTTTGATTATCTCTATCGCCTCGATCCATTTGATATGGGGTTCCAGTGTATAGAACATTTTTAAATTCTTGTCTATGATGAATATGACCTGCGTAAACGCGCTTGTATGAAGTTAACATGTCAACCTCTACTCCGTGCTCAACTTTAGTCCACTTATTAAAACGTAATCCTTTAATATCGGCATGGCATACGATGTATTCACATAGATCCTGATGATCGGTTATTATTTGATTGATTCTATTAGTGTCTTCTACCCAAGGTAACATTAGGAAATTTTGAGTTCCATTAATCGTTAAGATTTCCGGGTTTTCAAACACATGAATGTTATCTGCAATATGCGAAATCGCCTTTAGTGAGTGAACCACATTTCGGTCTTTATAGTAGACATCATGGTTTCCAATAATAATGTAAATACCTCTCTTAAACTTCTCAGACAATTTCTTAAAGATAGTTAAAGCCTCATCGTGAATTCTAACATTAATTGATTCGCGTGAATGGAAAATATCTCCTTCTAAAAACAGAACATCTCGATCTTCATCGAAATCTTTGTCAACTTCACTAATTAAAAAATCCAGTAAAAAGTCCTTTTGTATTTGGAGCCACTCTACTGAATTGTTTTTAATTCCTAGGTGTAAATCACCAACTAGTGTTATTTTTCTAATATTGTTTAATTTCATCTTAAAACATTTTATAGTTCTTACCCATACTATCAAGGAATCCATATTTGCTGTTTAGCTCAATAAGAAGAAGTTCCTTATTTTCATAAGTCAACATGTCAAATATTTTTTTGTATTCCATGTTAACGGTACTAGATATTGAATCAAGTACATGAATTGGACTAATGAATACGTTTAGGCTTACTCCTTTACTTAAACCTGATAGAATTAAATTAAATAGAAGATTCATCTCAGGTTTAGTAAATTTCTTCTTTTCAGGTTCATCACCAAGTATCGCTAGAACCTCTGAATTACCTTGGATGAATGAATTTATATCTTTACGGACGATCCCTAGATCCACATGTTCGGCGTATCGACTGGGATCAGTTAAGTGGTAATCGGCTGAGCTGCTATCTAATTTAATTTCAGAACTTCCTCTTGAAGATCCAGCATTATCTTCGTCTTCTTCAGTAAATTCTAATCCTAAATTATAAGTATTATTAAAGATTTTATCAGTCTTCTTTAGGTCTGAGTAAGCAGATCGACGTCTTTCCAATTCGTCTTCGTCATAGTCATCATCGGATATTCCGTTGTTTAAACGGTCATACTCATCTTCAAGACCTAATTCGAGTTCCTGATCGATATTATTGTCGTCTTCATGTAAATCTAAGAAATCTTCATCTGTTTGTTTTGGTATCAAAATAGTTATGATTTTTTTATATTGAATTTAATAAGTCATCGTACTCAGCAGAAGATTTCCCTGGATTAGCTACTGGCGCTGGATAGTCAGGGCTTATTGCTAAGTCGTATGGAATTAAATTCGGTGGCATTGTTGTTGTGTGAACTGTATTGTATTGAGTTCGCATTTGATTTTCCAGAGATTGAGTATCATCATCATCTGAGTAGAACTCGCTAGCTGGATCGTATTCTTCAGTTAGTTTTGCAAATTCATAACTCATTCGATACATTTTGAAACTTTCGGTGTATCCACCATCACGGTTTGCAATTAACTTAATCTTCATTCGTTTTTCCATAGGTCCTCTAATCAAACCGAATAGAGAATCTACTGTATGTACAAGCCCAAATGATTCTGCGATATCTGACATGCTTAAGTCTTGATCGTCTACTGCATCTCTTTTAATTTGAGTTGCTGTAATAATACACCATTCATTTCGAATAGCAACAGCTCTTAATTCCTCAGAGATTACTTTGATCTTTTCGTAAACGTTTCCTTGCTCTCGCATCGGTCTCATTAAGTTAATATAGTCAACTACGACTACTGTAAATTTCTTTCCAGTATTTTGCTGAACTTTTAGGAAATAATTTTCTACATCAATCGCTGAGGCAGTTCCGGTTGGAAATTCTTTAACTACTAATTCGCCTAGGTGAGAAGATTTGCTTCTAAGATCAGCGATCCGTTGAGTTACTTCTCCGACTTGAGTGTTATCTAGTAGGGCATCATAATTTTTAAATGGAATATCTAGAATCATTGACCCAAGTCGCTTCATGTATTTACGGTCAGATAACTCAAGAGTTGCAATTCCGACATGACATCCGGCAACAAATGCTCGACCTGCAATATTAGAAAGGACCATTGACTTTCCTACTTTTGGACGCCCTTGAAAAACTACTAGCGTTTTAGGATTCCATCCACCGCCTAGTGTCTTATCAAAGAATGGGAAACCTGTAGGATTTCCAATTTTAGATAGCTGAACGTGATCAATTGGAGTAAAGAAGTCTAGGCCTGATTCGGCACTAGTAAATGATACGTTTAATTTTTGATTAAATTTTTCACGAACTTCGTTAGTTATTAGCTCAACATTCTCTGGGTTAATGTCAGTTGTTTTTAAATACGAAAGAACATCAATTACTGAACCGTTTAGATTTTTGTAAAAGATGAAGGCTTTTGTGTACTTAAATAAGAAATCGTAATTGTAAGTAGTCAAGTCTACTTCGAATAGAGCTTTGTATTTAGAATCAGGAATATCTAGATTCGCTAGATTAATAAGTTCACGAAGTTCATTACGAGTTGGGATCTTTGAATATTCGACGAAAAACTTCTTTGCGAGACGGTACACTCTTTGTAAAGTGTCGTCGTTAAAGTAGTGAGCTTTGATTAATGGAATAACCTCCCTCTTGTCCATTGAATCGTAATTCTTAGGCTTAATGATAATATCATTATCGTCTTCAGTTAGGACAAAATTAAAGATTATTTTTTCGAGAAGCTCAATGTTCTCTTTGAAGTCTATCATCATATTTTTTAATTGGCTATTGTGTAATATTTTAAAAATTCAGATTCATTGATTGTAATGAATTCTCCTTTTTTTATAAGTATATCATCTTCTATCAAAGTTTTCATGATAAGTTTTATCTTATCTCTAAACTCTTCATCATTCATTTTATCCCCAAATACGTATTTCAACGTTTTAGTAGAGAATTTAATGTCAGTTTGATCAAATTCCTTTGATTTTGAAATTGTGACTTTGACTATGTAGGACAGAATATCGAACACAAAGTCCTGCCCAGTTGGATAACTAGGCAGAGCGATGTGAGATTCTAGTAAGTATTTAAGTGGGATTGTTTGCTGTAAATTAATCTGCATCTTCTGAACTAGTTAAGTCTTCTAATTCATCTATTTCAATCTCGTCTATTCCGTCTTGTGTTTCTGGGAATTTAAAAGTAGGTTTAATAACTTTCTCATCCAGTTCAGTTAAGACTTCCTTGGTGAATAGTCGATCAGAGAAAAATTCTTTTACTGGAACGGCATCGCCATTATGTCTAATGATGTAGGTTTTTCCAAGTTTCTTAGGTAGGAAATAAAAAGTCTCACCGTTTAATTGAAACGCTGAACATAAGTCAGCCTCATCAGGTTTAAGTTTTGAGAATTCTTTCTCGGTTAACTTATTACCACGACCGACTCCACAATTTTCCCAGTTTACGTATTGTTCCAGTCCAACAAACTGATTCATACCTTTATGGAAAGAGATATGGAACTCAATATCAATTGGTCTAGCTAAACGATTCTTCTTAGTTTTAGATCTAACGATAATTCCAGTAGTTGTTTTAGCTTCATCCCTAAGGGTTCCTTTACTTAACATCAAGATAATTGAGGCAGAGAACTCTGGACCTCCACCGCCTGACATACCTTTTGGAGTATATTGATCCATTGAAGCGTATGTGTGGTTAGTAAAGATAAACGGAACTTTATAATTTGAAAGATCTAACGTTAATGACTTGAATAGGGATCTCATCTCTTTTGCACGTAATCCCATATCTGCTGCATTTTTACCTGCATCCATATCACGTTGACTTTTATCAGTATCCAACATTCCTACTGAATCTACAAATAGAGCAAGCTTAAGTCCTGGATTTTCTTTAATTGTTTCAATTAGGTCATGAACGAAGAATTTAACTTCGCTGATAAGGCCCATACGTAAATATTTTAATTTAGTTAAGTCTACTCCAAATTTAACGTAATCACTTGAATCGATTGCACCTTCGGTGTCAATATAGATTACCATGTAGTCTTTCTTCTGCAACTCACGAACTGCATTTAAACATAAGAATGTTTTACCTGAACCTGAGTCTCCAGCAATTCCAATACTACGAGTGTTAGGATAACCTCCAAAAAGGGATCCTGACATTTGAGCATTTAATAAGTAGTTTCCAGTCGGGATGTACTCTTCGATGTCAGAGAATCCGCGAATCTCAATTTTTGATTTTACTTTCTTTTCGAGCAAGTCGTTAAACTTAGCGAAAGCGTCCATTGTTGTTTTTGCCATGTTGTAAAAATTATTTTAGTATCTTTTACAAGGGATACTAAAATGGGTTTAGTTAAAGTATGAAATTAATAAAAATGATCCAGAAAGGACCGTTGTGTCTGAGTAGTCTCCATTTACTACTTGGTGAAATCCGACTTTCACTATATTAGAATTATCTTTAGTGAAGTGGTCCTTTGATAGGTTTCGAGTAAAAGAAATGTCGTTCTTTGAAGTTAGGTTAACTCCGTAACAGTGCATCTTTAGCGACATTGGAGAATTCATTGAAATATCTCCCAAGTAAAAAATACTGTCTTCAGTAAGTCCAACCTCATCGATATTTAAACCAGCTTCCTCAATTAAAGCTCGACATACTGAGTCGTATGGAGTTTTATCTAGATCTGGGTTAACTGTGTCAATTACTAATGAATTACCGGTTTGGCCATTTACCATATTCGGAGACTCGAGTAAAAATATTGACTTAATTGACTTAGTATCTGGGCTTAATTCAAATGGAATAATGCAGATATAATCTAGATCATCTGATAAGTAATCGGCTGAATGTTGGTCCTTTTTTAAAGTTAACACCTTAAATTTTCCGATTTGGGTTCTAGTTTCGTTATTAGTCATTTGCGGCTACTCCTTTTTGTTTAGGTGATGCGCTTAAAGTCTTCTTCATAGTTTTCTTAATCGCATCAACGGTTATGCTGTTATTTATATAGTTTGACAGTTTAGTCAAAAACTCCTCTTTGTTCTTGGAATTAGTGTACATCATTTTCAATAGACTCTTACTTGGAAGTTTAATCCTAACTGCTAAGTTTAGGTCAGTATCCTCCAATGAAAACATTCCAAATAGATCGCTTGGATCTACTTGAACTTGTTGACGAAGAGCTGTTTGATTAACTGGTTCAGCAGGTCTAGCTACTGGTGCAATCTCTTTTACCGTATTAGCAAATTCAGCAGGAATTTCGGGAGCAACTTGAATATCTTCAGTTAAGGAAGGTATGTAGTTAATTGACTGGATTTCAGCCATTGATAATCTAGGCTGGTCGTCAGTGATCATCATTAAGTCTGATGAAACTGCATCTGTGTCCATTTGACTTCCATCAGATAGGACTGCTAGAAATCGACCGTTTCGTCCAGGCAGTACGTCCCTAACGGTTACAATAGTACCAGCTTTTCGTGGATCATTTGTTTTAATCCATTGAAACTCATTTGATTGAAAGCTACTCTTAATAGCCATCATCGTTTCGATATCGTAATTCATAATTATGTTTTTTATTTTTTTAAGCCACTTTATCACTGGACAATTGTTCTTCTAATTTTTTCATTTCGTCCTTAGTATCAACACGACCATTGTATAGTCTTGTTAAAATAGTTCGAGCAGCTGAATCGTATTTCTTAGTAAATAACGTGTCGTTCTTGGTTAAGACCTGATCAATCGTAGGTTCTTGACCAGCTTTAATTTTTCCACCGTATGAATCTGGTGAAATATTAAATTGGATTTGGATATTGGGATACATTGAGGCAAAGTCAAAACATGAAACGTATTTGTAATATCCAGGTTCAGGCTTAGCGACGTATGCTCCATCGTAAGTTGCATCTTCTTCTAATTCTCTTCGGTCGTTTGCCATATACAAACCTCTTTCTAAGAATTCACGACACATTAGAGTTTCAGTAATGAATACTGCAGAGAATACTTTTGATACATCGACCTTTGCAAACTTGGAGATAGCGAAGGCTACATCAAGCAATCCAAGCTTATCTTCAATTAGTTTAACTAGAATTGTATCGATAATGTTATACTTTGTAAAGTTCTCAACGTCTTGCTGAGCTTCCATCATTGTTGCATATTCACTATGTAATTTAGTTGTTCCTAATACTAAATTTGCAATGTAATCTAACTTGTAATTCTCAACTACTTTGTAAGGTTTAGTATTCATAAACACTTCCATGTAATCCAGAAGTCCTAAGTGAACTGGCATTTTGGCCTTGCCGATTAGGGTTTTAGAAGGCATGTTTAACATTGGTTCAATTCCTAAATTCTTACAACGATTAATTAAATACAACCAGTCAAATCCAATTACGTTCCAGCCTGTTAAGAAAGGAATCTTTGGAAGAACTTTGTGAAAGAAAGTTTTCATTAAGTCTTCTTCATGTTCAAAGAATAGGTGCTTAACTACGAACGTTTGCTCATGCGCTTTAAAATAATCATTTACTTCGTCTTCTAGTCGAGTAACTACATCAGGTGCAAGATCTCGCATAGTTGACATTACGAAACATACGTTATCTTCATTTACGAAAGTAATCATATTAACCGGCATTGCGGCTTTAGCTGGATCTGGGA